CAGGCAATTAACAGGTGGGTTAAGAAGGGCAATTCCTTCCGCAACTTCGACATTGATGATACAACTATCTCTACAACTAAAATCTACTATGATGATTCCAATGACAACTATATTGTCATGTTGGATATAACAGACGGGCTTGTTGTCATAGATGGTGACACCCATCGTGCTATGAAAGAGGCTTATTCTGATGTGGGCGGTGGGCTTACCGTTGATGAGATGACTCGTCAATTTGAAATGCCGGCAGCAGTTATTAGTGAGTATATCAGGGTGAATAAATGGAAGCATGGTATGCAACCATTCACCGATGAACAGATAATGTCTAATACACTAGATGATATGGTAGATAGATTTCTTGATATACGCAAACTAGAGATTCTTAAGAAGGCAGAAAAGAAGAAGTGGCGACAAATTGAGAAGGATGCCGAACAATACTTGATGCTTCGTGAAGGTCTTGCCGACTCTTTCCTTGAGGCACTAGGCGACCATAAACCAGCGCCAGTCAAAAACCGAAATATGAAAATGGATAAGGAGTACGCAGTTGTTCTTTCTCCTACCGACCTACACTTTGGTAAGTATGGTTGGATTGATGAGGTAGGCACATCTTACGACTTAGACGAGGCACGCACCCGCGTATTAGACAAGACAGAGGAATTACTAGCGAGATTGCCAAGTAAGCCTGATAAGTTCTATGTTGGTGTTGGCTCTGATTGGTTCCATGTTGATAATGATATTGGTACTACTACTAAAGGTACTGCACAGGATATGGCCGGGACTTCTGCTCAAATAGTTATGGAGGGTTGTGACCTAGCACGACAACATATTGACTTACTTAGAAGTGTTAGTAATGTTGAACTTGTTTTCATGGGAGGCAACCACGATAAACATACCAGTCTTATGCTTATGTTATATCTTGAAGCATACTACAAAGATTGCGACGATGTTAATGTGGTTGTAAGCCCATACGCTCGTCAATATGTGACCTACGGAAATAATCTCATCGGATTTACACATGGTGATGGGAAGATTATGAATAAATTATCATCTTTGATGGCCCACGAAGCGAGGAGAGATTGGGGCCAAACCGCACATCACTTGTGGTTTCATGGACATCTACATCATCAGCAGATGCGGGAGATGGGTGGCTGTATAGTAGTACAGTTGCCAAGCCTTGCTGGTAAGGACAGGTATCATGCGCGTAATGGTTATGTTATGGCGCGTGCTGGTTTGTCTGCGTATATGATAGATAAGGACATGGGATTAATTGGGAGCCTGTTTGCTCCGGTGATGCATGATGACGAGTAGATGGACAGCAGCCAAATGTAATTGGTGTGGGTGGGAAGCCCCCCGCATGATGCTGTCTAAGGCCCAGTCTAGGGTTTGTCCTCATTGTAATAAGAAGGAGTTGCGACCAATATGAGTTTCACACAAGACTTAGCGATGGAAAGGTCGCGTAGTTCCGTTCAGTATTTCTACGAGTGGCTTGGCTACACTTGGGGAGAACACATTGGTGAATGGATGGATATGTACGGGGATAGAAAGGGCGCGGAAGTACATCGCGTTTGTATAATTGCTCCTAGAGGGCACAGTAAATCAACTACTCTTAGGGTTAAACTACTTCATCAATGTCTTTTTGAAAAGTGGAATAACGACAGACCCTTTACCTGTTGGTTGATTTCTGCTAGTAAGGACACGGCTATTAGAAGGCTACAAGAAATACGCGACGATTTGAAGCGTCATCCTCAGTTGTCTAGGTATCTTGACCCGAAGAAGGGCAACAAGACTGAGATTCACTTTACGAATGGCGCATGGATTATGGCGACATCTGTTGGGTCTGCTATTCGTGGTGAGCATCCCGCGTGCGTAGCATTTGATGATGTGTTGGTTGACTCAGATGAGATGAACCCTCGCGTTCTACAACAATGGTTTAGAAAGGCTATTACTCCTATGCTTGACCCTAACTCGTCAATTTATGTCGTTGGTACTCCTATGTCTATGACCGACCTTTATCATACTGAGATGCTTGAGAATCCTACTTGGAAAACTGGTACTTGGGCTTCTATCAAAAACTACGATGAGTGGAAAGCGAGTGAGGAGACTATACCTGCTATTCCTCTTTGGCCTCAACATCGAAGTATTAATTACTTATTGGAACAGAAGGCCGCAATCGGTGAATTAGAGTTTGCACAGGAGTTTTTATGCAGGGTTGTTGATGACGACTCTGCTGTGTACCCGCAGAATCTTATTCGTAAGAATCTTGACCTTGATACTATTATTCAACCGGAGAAGTTGGATAACAATAGGTATGTTATTGGGTTTGACCCCTCGCATGGTTTGGGTCAGGACTACTCTGTTCTTGTTGTGTTAAGACAGGACGAAGATGGGTATGTTCACTTCGTAAATATGTGGAGGCGTAATGATTTCCCACCTGCTCAACAAACTGATGTTCTTATTGAGTGGGCGAAGCGTTATGGTGCGGCTGTTGCGGCGGAAGATGTTGGGTTCCAACAGATGTATGATACTTTGATTCAACAGAAGGGTGCGGTTGTAGATTACCGACCTAGTAAGGTTGGTAATAAAACTTTGAAGCAGGGCCTGATGAACAGACTTAGGGTTTGGTTTGAGCGTGAAATGGTTGCGTTTCCTTATGGCAACGACGAAACACGAAGGATGGTAAATGTTATTCTTGATGAATTTAAGACTCATGCTTGGCGTGACGGCCTCATTGTTGATTTGGGTCGTCATAACGATACTGTGATGGCTTTTGCACATGCCATAGACCAATTTACTTACCGAACACCTGACATGCCTGTCATTATGAAAACGATGGGTACTGGTGAATGGATGGGGGGTTCTACTAAGGGACTACCTCGCACAAGGTCGGGCGTTGGCGGTAGAGTAATTAACAGGAGTGATTTCTAATGGCCGGACCCCTACCTCGCAAAAAGTTATACCGCCATCTTGTGAAGCAGTTAGTGGCCGATGGGTTCTTTGATGACTGGCGCACTACTGGCGAGATTTGTTATGAGGTGAACAAGGGCGTTCCTGTGCGCTGGAGTCCGATGTCTCATTCTAGGGTATTTATGTACATGAGAGAGTTGGCTCTTGAGGAAAGGTACATTTGGGAAAACCCACAGAACAGCATGGTTCGTTCTTGGAAAAAATCTTAAAAAAATTTTCAAAAATTTTGTCGTAAATTCAGCGTGGTGCTGGGCGGCCCCCCCGACGGGCTCTGCGGGGCTTTTGGCGACACCCTTATATAGTCGGGGCGTCTATGTACATCTGAGATTTGCTTAGCACTTCTTCTACGGACACCGTCGTGGTCGCCTCTGTGGGGAAGAAACCCCACGCATAGAGAGTTTACCGTTGTCGCAGAAATTGCAAACCAGAGATAATGGTTTCAATTCCAGAAATGGGATTATGATATAATCAATTGCAAACCCAACACACTCACAACTTACATGGGGGTGAAACAGAATGAGAAACATTGATTGGCAGACAGCCGTGATTGATTACTCGCCTATCTACGGGCGTGTGGTTCATCTTAGGTTTCCTGAGGAAACCGGCTGTGAATTAACCTTGACTCAGTACCCAGCAGGGCACTAGTCAGGGTTGACGGATTGACGCAAACATTCGGCGGGGCGTGCTGCAACACGCCTCGTCGTCTTAATCTAACAGGCATATACTCTGCTGACGCCGCAGAGTTTCTCAATGGAGGTGATAGGTTATGCATGGCATCAAGCCATCAGACCTAACCAGCCCAAGCATTGTCCTAGTGTCATGGATTCTTAGTCACATGAAGAAGCATCCCGGTACAGGAAGTGCGAGGGCTATGCAGAGCGTACTCCGCACACTAGCGCTTGACGCATCAATGGGCCATGTTTCCGGCTCACTTGATACTTTCAACGCTGAGAAGATGAGTCGGTTTTTGAAGGACAACAAGGCCATGTACTTGGCATGTAGAATGCACTTCAATTATGAATCATTAGCAGAGGCGCTTGAGTCATGGGACAGAACACGAAATGTCCGTAAGGGCATCCTGTGTTCATGTACATGTACCTGCGGCTAATCCGGGGGAGATTAGTCAGACGCAACAATTCGGCGGGGTGGCGGGCACGCCACCTCGTCGTCTTAACCACCGAGCATGCCGCTGATGCTGCGGTTAATTTACGGAGTGAATATGAGGAGACAACCCATAACCGAGATTAAGGCTGTGATTGAGAACGAGATATACATGTGCCAATTGAACGATTGGTGTCATGAGCATTTCAGCGTTCTCTTTGATGACTTCGATGATTGCAAGTGCGAAATGTGCTTGCATGAGAGGGAATCTGAGCCAGCCGACTCATCTGAGGACCAGCCGACCATTTATATTTACAGAGGTATTCTGTAATTGGCCGGGAGATTCTCAGCGACTGAGTGCAATAGCGTGACGCAAGTTGCAATGTCACGAACAGACGGACTTTGAGGCCTAACGGCGGGGGTAGCGCCCACTCTTTGAACCCGGACACAACAATTCGGCGGGGTGGCTTCGGCCACCTCGTCGTCTAATACCAACAACAGCAACATGACCCGCTGACGCTGCGGGCAATTCAGGGAGGTGTACTGAATGACTAGAGAATATCTGGAAGAAGAACTACATTTCTGGATAACAATACTAGACTCGTTTGAGGGCGGAGACATACGCGAGGACATACCGCGTATTGATTCTGCTGCCAGACTGAGTGTAGGATTTAATGTCATCAACGGATTCGTCCTAGAATGTGAACAAGCGATTGAGGCTGATAAGCAAGTAGCAATTTTGCAACGCTCTATTAAGCATCATGAGTTGGTCACACGAAGGACGGATATTCAGAGACGCAGATTTGATAGGGCGCGTGCCGAAAGGGACGCATCTATTGAGGCTGACATAACGACTGTGATTGATAACATGAACCAGCATTTGCATGACGACAACTGCTAGATTCTTGGATGACATTACGACAACCCAAGACCTCGTAATCGGAAACGGGGCCGTCCCAGCCTTCGGGCTGGGACGCAAATTTTTTTTGTTCGGAAATTAGGAAGGCTCATATACCCAAACGCAAATTTTGATGCAGGGATAGCAAGGTTTAATATCCGATGGCGGGCCATTGGGGAACTATGTTCCCCAATGGGGGAGCGGGAGGCTAAAAACAAAATGCAAAGAACAAATGAAGAACAGAGAACAACAAACACATGTGAGGAGTCCGACGGGCTCTTTCACAGATGGGAGGTAGAGAGGTGGATTATACCATTAACACCAGACCTACCTCATCCCATCCTTGAGAGTGGCGAGTGGCTCCCTAGAGCCACAGGAAGCGTCATTTTCAGGTGTACCGCTTGCAGAGCAACACATTGGCAAGATGTGGTAGTCAACATTGACTACAGTAGAACCTACAACTACCTGAAATCTGAGTAGTTAGGACTCCGCCTAACATGGGGATTACGCAAAGGAGCAGGGGGGTAAATCTCCCCTGCTCCCCCTTTTTTCTTTAGTTATACTAATAGTATTACTAATAAAACCGCGAGCAAAATTATCAAGTCCGAATAAAACCGCAAAAAGTTTTCTATGTTCCGCATTTGGGAATAAAACCGCAAACTTTTTTGTGTGTTCCGCATTTGGTAATAAAACCGCGCAAAAACCTCTCAAGTCCGCATTTATTAAGCGGGGGGGGG